CTGATCCATTTAGAAATGTTGCGGGTATTATGATTAATAGAATGCTACAGGGAAGGCAGCCAATCATATACGGCAACGGATCCCAGATGAGATGTTTCTCAGATATTCAAGACGTAGTGGATCCAATGTCTAAGATTGTAGAAACAGATGTAGCGGATGGGGAAGTTATCAATCTAGGTCCTGATGCTAATTTTGTTACTATTAATGAGTTGGCATCTAGAATTGCTAAATTACTTGAGTTTGATTTAGATCCAATATATTTGCCAGATAGACCTAAGGAAGTTAGATTCGCCAATTGTTCTGCAGATAAGGCAAGAATGTTGTTAGACTATAATCCAATAACACCACTTGACACAACACTCACTAGAATGATAGAATTTGTTAAAGGTCGTGGAACTAAAGATTTTGATTTTTATTTACCAGTTGAAATAGTAAATAATCTTACTCCTAAAACATGGATAGATCAAACTGTTTTTAATTCCTAAACTCTAACTATAAATAATAGAATGAGAGTTTTGCTTTTTATAAAACTCTGCTATACTTAGTCAATCATAGTTTTTAATAAGGAGAAACACATGTCAGATTTTTTTAGTTTTCGTTTGCCTAATGAGTTCGTAGAAGAGTATAAAACAAAGCAACCGCCTTTCGGTTTTTCAGACGCTGGTGGTAACTCATTGGGAGAGATTACATTTATTCGTACCTATTCTCGTATGAAAGAAGACGGGACAAAAGAAAGATGGTATGAGGTTTGTCGTCGTGTAATTGAAGGCATGTATTCTGTACAAAAGAATCATGCAAAAGAAAACAGATTACCTTGGAATGACTATAAAGCACAAAAATCTGCACAAGAGGCTTTTGACAGAATGTACAACCTAAAATGGACTCCCCCAGGACGTGGTATGTGGGCATTTGGAACTCCCCTAACAATGGAAAAGAGAAACTCTGCTGCATTACAAAATTGTGCTATGGTTTCTACAAAAGACATAGACCGTAATGATCCAGGACAATTATTCGGCTGGGTTATGGATGCATTAATGATGGGTGTAGGTGTTGGGTTTGACACTTTGGGCGGGGAGAAAAATATGCCTATTTATGCCCCTACAGAACCAGTAGTAACATATGAAATTCCAGATACTCGTGAAGGATGGGTTGAGTCTGTAAGACTATTAATTAATTCTTATTTAAGGCCAAATCAACATATTCAAGAGTTTAACTATGATCTTATTAGGCCATTAGGAGCCCCTATCAAGGGCTTTGGAGGCACTGCAAGCGGTCCAGCACCACTTATACAGTTGCATAAGCAGATCAGGTCTGTAATCGGCGGTAGAGCAGGAGAAACCCTAGACTCAAGAGCAATAGTAGATATCGTAAACCTTATTGGTACCTGTGTGGTATCAGGAAATGTTAGACGATCTGCTACCTTGGCTTTGGGTGGGGCAGAAGATAAAGATTTTATGAATTTGAAGAACGCTGAGGTTTTCCCTGAGCGTAATTCATTTGATCCAAAAAATCCAGGGTGGGCATGGATGTCTAACAACTCCATTGCTGCGACGGTAGGTACAAAGTACGAAGATTACGTAGACCTAATCGTTAATAACGGGGAACCAGGATTCATCTGGCTTGATGTAGCACGTAACTATGGTCGTTTAAAAGATCCTGCCGATGGTAAGGATTATCGTGTTATGGGCTTCAATCCGTGTGCGGAGCAGCCATTGGAGTCATACGAATTATGTACGCTTGTAGAAGTGCACTTAAATCGTCATGAGTCTAAGGAGGACTTCTTACGGACACTCAAGTTTGCATATTTATATGGAAAGACTGTCACACTTGTTCCTACTCATTGGCAGCAGACAAATGGAATCATGCAGAGAAATCGTCGTATTGGAACATCTCTGACAGGCATTGCTTCCTTCTCAGACAAATTTGGCTTACCTGTTGTGCGTGAATGGATGGACGAAGGATATGAGACTATTCGTAAATATGATCATTCATATTCAGAATGGTTATGTGTTCGTGATTCCATTAGAGTCACAACTGTTAAGCCATCAGGGTCTGTGTCAATTCTTTCTGGCGCAACGCCAGGAGTTCACTGGGCACCAGGTGGAGAGTATTTCTTGAGAGCAATTAGATTTGGGAATACTGACCCAATGATTCACTTGTTCAAGGCTGCTGGATATAAGATGGAGGCTGACCTTGTGTCTGCGAATACAACTGTCGTATATTTCCCAGTTCATTCTGGACATTCTAGATCTGAAAAAGATGTAACCCTGTTTGAGAAGATAGCGCTTGCTGCTACTGCTCAGAAATACTGGTCAGATAACGGCGTGTCTGTAACGCTCTCATTTGACAAAGAAACTGAGGCAAAGCATGTTGCGCCTGCGCTCCATATGTACGAGGGACAATTAAAAGCAGTGTCATTCCTACCTATGGGAAATCATACATATCCTCAGCAACCATATACTCAAATCACAAAAGATGAATATGAGTCATATATTGGAAACATTAAAAAGATTGATTGGTCTGCCATTTATGACGGAGTAGAAAATCTTGAGGCTCAGGGAGAGGCTTATTGCACTACAGATTCTTGCGAAATAAAAATTTCGTAGTATGATAAAATAGACTCATAATGTCTAGTCCATCAAATCTATATGCAGAAAAAATATTTGCAGAGCACCCTTCAGCCCTATGGCCGTTGGATGACATAGCAGACTATATCTCATTAATAGATGAAGATGATAGAAATGTTGCTGCATGGGATGTAACTGGTGGAATTGCTTCGCTAGTAACAAATATAATTGATGAGCCTTTTATCTCTAGTCATGTTATAAAATTATCTGGAAGCGTTCCTTCTGGAGACACTGGACAGATTGAATGTATAAGTAATCCTATTATAAACTTTACATCACTAAACTCTTATATGTCAACAATAACTGTCGGAGCCTATGTTTACTCTTATAGTTCTTATATATCAAGTTTTGAAATAGGATATGAGTATGATGATACAGCAAGCGGAAGCGTTGTTCAGGTATTAAGAAAATTTGATACATCTATAGTTGATAAGTGGTTATTTCTATCTGGAACATTTGAAATACCAGAAGATAACACCTCTCTTAGACTTCTTCTAAAAGTTAATTATGTTAAAGAATCTTTGACTCCAGGAGACTATGATTTTCTTGTTAATGGATTTACTTTGGGCCAATGGTGCGAAGAGTTTAATGCAAATTCTTTAGGATCATCCAAAACAACATTGCCAACAAACATAGCCTTAGATTCATCTGAAGTTATCGTTGCAAAAGCCTATGGCTTAGAAGAATCTAATGGATATTATTTCATTAATGACAACGCTCTTATGGCAAAAAATTCTGGAGTTCCAATGGTATTTGGTGCTTCTAATGTGACTATCTTATCTCCCAATGAAAATAATCCATCTTTAATTGTTCCTGGAAAAGGAATGTTTAATGATACTGGAAAATTTAAAGAATACACTCTAGAGATGTGGATGAGAATTAATTCAGACACAGCAACTTATAGAAGAATTGTGGGGCCAATTGGATCAGAGGACGGTATATATGTAAACGGTCCTTTTATAACTTTACGAATAGGGAAATATCACGGATCACACTATGTCGGAGAGTGGTCACGTCCAATGTTAATTCAAGTAAGATATATAACTAGCGGAGCAACACTTCTTATTAATGGGGATCAAGTAATAGATATAGATTTTGACATTAACAATATAACATTTCCAGATAAGTTAAATTCTGAAAATAAAGATCAAGACTGGATAGGGTTTTATTCGTACGAAGATGTATCCCCAATAGAGATTGACTGTATAGCAATATATCCATATCAGGTTCCCTCTATTGTTGCAAAGAGAAGATGGATTTATGGCCAGGGAGTTGAACTACCAGAAAACATTAATACTGCATATAGCGGAACATCTGTTTTCGTTGATTATGCTTTTGCCGATTACACAAATAACTATACATATCCAGACCTGGGAAGATGGGATCAAGCCTTAATAGATAATTTATATACAGATGGAAAGTCTTTGTCTGTTCCAAATTATCAACTACCTACTATTTACATACCAACAAAAACTATAGATCAACTTTATACTGATTGTAATTCCATACAAACTGAAACTAATAACTTTATCACCTTTAAACCAAATACTTCTTGGAACAATATAGAGGGATATCTACTATTTGATACCATAGATATTTTAAATTCATCTACCGAAGCCTTCTATGGAGTTTTTAAAGAGACAGACATTTCAAAAGATCAAACACTATTTTATCTTGAAGATGTTGTAAATGGAAATTATTTGGAGATAAGAAATAAAGGAACAAAAATAGAATATGTTTTAAAGTATACAAATGAAGATGAAGATATCTTTTATGAAAACACACGACCATCTTTAAACTCTCAATTTATTGCAGGAATAAACATTAAAGAATTAACAAAAACATTTGGCGGAAATGTCTCTTCATTTTTTGGAAGAAGGGGCTATCTAAAGTTATATGTTGGAAATAATAAAGACCTAGACTCAGTATTTGTTGGTAATATTTATAAGGTAGGATTTTGTTCTGAACGAAATCTGTCTAAGATGCAGAATACCTTTGATGCTGACGGTATCGCAAATCAAAGTATATCTCAAACATTATCACATACAGCAAGTTATACGCTCATTGCCAAACAATATTTCGGTGATTTAAAACTTGACATATCTGCACAAGGTTATTGGGAAGACAATATTCCGCTTTCATATTTTGCTCAGTATATAACAGATGCTTCTGGAAAGCAATATTATGATTTAGATTTTATGCAATTTAATATAGACTATCCAGCACCATCAACTTATGTAGAGCAAGAGACAACAGGTTCTTGGTTGTACTCAGATTTACTAGAAGCATATAGAAATCCAGTACAAAGAAATTATGATTCCTTAGATAATAGTTTGTTTACTGGATATGAAAACTATCAAGACTTAGCAGAAAGATCTGTAAAGAGTTATAATTATGATACTTCATCATCACTAATAAAGTCTTATGTAACATTCCAATACACACAAACTGGAGCAAATGCTGATGAGTCATATTTTTCTACTTTAGAGCCAGCACCTAAAAATGGCATAGTGTTGCCACAGAGTGGATGGATAAACACAAAATATGAAATAGTGGATAACATGATTATCTATCCTCCGCAAGGATCTAGTTTTAAAGATTTGTCTGCAGTGTTTAGTATTGATTTTGTGATTGAAGGATTAATACATAATAAAGTTAAGGTGCGTAACTTACAGATTGCCTCTCAAGCATTTAATGAAGCAAGTCCAAATATGATAGGAACAAGATTTGGATCAACTATGTATCCTTATGTAAAATCTGGAATTTACTATGACTATAAGGCAATGAATCCATATACTATATATAAAGGAAGCACTCCATATCTTTATCTAAATAGAAATAGTGGAATTCAATTGCGTGGTTCTTATGACCCACTAATCGATCGTGGTATTGCAATTCCGATAAACCCTTCACAATCTGATAATTACAAAGTAATTGCAATGCAGGCCGCATTAAGATATGACGAAGACTTTTTCCCATATGCTCCAACAGAAATATTTTCTGTGGAAAGTAATGACTCTTTAATAAAGTTTTATATGGTTGCAACACATCCAAGTGGTAAACGTGCAAAAATATATGCAATAAATGCTACTACTGGACAAAGAGAAGATGGCATTGGCTTTTATTGGAATGGTAAGATTGTTAAAGAGCCAGTCATCACAATTAAAGAGTGGGGCTTTATCGGCGTAAACTTTGCAAAAAGATTAGACTTTAGCAACCGTACTGGGGAAATAAAAATAAATGGCCCTGTATTAATGAATAGCATTTCTCATTATCAGTCAACTAACCTACAAGAAGTTATTCAACAAACCCTGCGTCCATGGTTTAAGGTAAAGTTTGATCCACCATACACGCTAGACTGGCTTTACTGGGATGCGTCCTATATCTGGGGTGATGTCTTAGTTTTAGCATCAACCAGTTATTACGGAATAGATCCAGGAATAATATACAAGAGTTATACGGGAACTAATAAGATCATAGTAGATGACACAAGGCCGTTTAGTGTAAATACCTACGAATATAAGATATATCAGGACGTATCCTGGCAGTCTCAGACCATCAGTGCTGTTTAATATGGTATACTTGTGGTTATGAAACGTAAAAATCCCAACCAAATTGGTAAGTCAAAGATACAAGTCATTGACAAGATGTATGACTGGGGCATATACGTATGGAAAAAATCTAATGGTAAGTGGTTTACTGATGGTCAGGGAAACATTTTAAACATACCTTCAATGAAGGGCGATCTCGCCAAAATCTCTGAACTTAAAAAGGCAGCAGCCCACTACGGAGAGCCAGATGGAGAGCCAATATTTTTTGCGGGATTAAGCAGAATCTCGGATGAAGAGTATGCAGAACAAAAGCAAAGAATGGCAGAAGGCTTAATTCCAAACCTAAATGACTTAGGCGCAGTTCATGCTGCAAAGCAGACTATTAAGAAGTATGGAGCACAGGACTAATATGAATGAAGAAGATCTAGTTGTTGGAGCAAAAATAGATAATTTAGTAGATAACTCAGATCCATTCAAAGATAGTGATCCATTTTCAAAAAACTGGGAAGAACTAAAATCTTACAATGGTTTGGATAATAACTTTAGACGACGTGCAACACGTCTTGCAAAAGCAAACGAACCAAGCCAACAATACTTAGATAGTGCTTCGGTATCAAGAGCGGGTATTAATGGTGCAAAGTCAAAAGAGATCAATCCTGGCACTGTATACAGAAATGGCTACGGGTTGTTTGATGTAATTACTCCACCATGGAATGTTTATGAACTTGCAAATTATTACGATACTTCATTTGCTAATCATGCTGCCATTGATGCAAAGGTTGCTAATACAGTAGGACTTGGATATGATTTTGAAATATCTGCAAGAACTATGTTGAAGTTAGAGGCAAGTGAAGAAAAAACTGCAAACAATGCTCGTAGAAGAATTGAACGTGCAAAAATTGAAATGCGTGACTGGCTTGAATCATTAAATGATGACGATTCTTTTACAACAACTATGCAAAAAATTTATACAGATGTTCAGGCTACAGGAAATGGCTACATGGAAATTGGAAGAACAACTCGTGGAGAGATTGGCTATATTGGTCATATTCCAGCAACCACAGTTCGTGTTCGTAGGCTTCGTGACGGGTATCTTCAAATTATCGGCAATAAAGTAGTTTACTTTAGAAATTTTGGTGCTAAGAATCCTAATCCAGTTACAACAGATTCAAGGCCAAATGAAATTATTCACTTTAAGCAATACTCACCATTAAATACATTCTATGGAATCCCAGACATTATGTCTGCAATTAATTCATTGCACGGAGATCATCTTGCTTCTCAGTACAACATAGATTATTTTTCTAATAAGGCTGTACCACGATATGTAGTTACTTTAAAGGGTGCTAGATTATCTGCAGATGCAGAAGATAAGATGTTTAGGTTCTTACAAACAGGGTTAAAGGGACAATCCCATAGAACCCTATACATACCATTGCCTGGAGATAGTGATACAAATAAAGTTGACTTTAAGATGGAGCCAATTGAAAATGGTGTACAAGAAGCATCATTTGAAAAATATCGTAAACAAAACCGTGATGATATTTTAATTGCACACCAAGTTCCTTTGTCTAAGATTGGTGGAGGAGACTCCGCTGCGATCGCTGCATCATTGGCTCAAGATAGAACCTTCAAAGAGCAAGTTTCAAGACCAGCACAAAGAGAGTTAGAAAAACTAATTAATAAAATAGTTCGTGAAAAAACAGATATTCTTGAACTTAAGTTTAAGGAACTTACCCTGACTGATGAAATTGCACAGTCTCAGATTCTTGAAAGATATATAAAGACTCAGGTTATGGTTCCAAATGAAGCCCGACAGGTCCTTGGTCTGACACAAAGAGATGGAGGAGATGAGCCTTTTAATCCAAAGCCACAGGACACTGCAAATGATAATGCAGATAGGGCACGGGATGGAGAAAGACTAAATAATCAGTCCGATGGATCCGCTACAATTTCTGGCAGGAATCCAAAAGGCGAAGGTAGATCTTCCACATAGTTATCAACAGGTTATTCACAATCTGTTAAAATAAGGCTCTATAATATATTCTAGTATGACTATATCTAAAGCCCATTGGAACACCAATGGCGACTCAGTAAGACTTTCCCTTCCTTTTGCGAAGGTAGACAAGGAGAGACGCATAGTCTCAGGTTTTGCATCCCTTGACAATATTGATAAGCAAGGTGATATAGTTACAGCAGAAGCATCAATGAAAGCATTTTCTGCATTTCGTGGAAATATTCGTGAGATGCATCAGCCATCTGCTGTTGGCAAGATGGTTTCATTTAAGCAAGATAGATACTTTGATCCAGAAACAAAAAAGTTTTATAACGGTGTATTCGTTTCTGCATATGTTTCAAAGGGTGCACAAGATGCATGGGAAAAAGTTTTGGACGGTACCTATACAGGATTCTCTATTGGTGGCCGTATGAATAAGTGGGATGACGGTTATGATGAGAAGTCAGATGCAACAATTAGAATTATTAAAGATTATGATTTGGTAGAGTTGAGTCTTGTAGATTCACCAGCAAATCAATTTGCCAATATTATGTCTGTAGAAAAAGTAGACGGCGTTGAAGTTGTTAAGGGTGCAGATGTTGCTCTTGAAAATGTTTTTTATGACGAAGAGTCTGGTTTAGTAATGGTGTCAGATCAAGAAACAGTAACTAGTCCAGTTACAGGAAATGAAATGAAAAATATAGGTTTCGTTGAAAAAGAAGACAACGAAAAAATGGATATAGTCAAATTCTTAGTTGATAGTGCTAAAGGCATTAATACTTCTAAGGGTGAAATGGAGGAAAATATGGCAAAATCAAAGAAGACAGAAGAAGTCGTCGAAAAGACAGACGCTGTAGTTGATAATGTTGCTGAAGTCGCTCCAGAGGCAGATGCTGTAGTTGAAGCACCTGTTGCAGAGGTAACTGAAGAAGTAGTTGCCGAAGAAACAAAGTCTGATGAGGTTGCTGAAACTGAAGAAATTGTTAAGGCAGAAGAATCAACAGAAGTTGTTGCATCAGAGGTTGAATCAACAGAAGTATCTAAGTCAGATGAGGTAATTGTAGAATCAATTGCTGAAATCAAGAATACTCTTACATCAGCCTTTAGCGATTTAGTAGAAACTGTAAAGTCTTTGCAGGCAGAAGTAGAAATGCTTAAGTCTACAAAGGTTGACACAGATGCAGTCAAGGGTTCATTAGAAGCAGTCGCCAAAGACATTGCTGCTACAAATGAACGTTTTAATGAGTTTGGAAAGAGAGTCGATGCTGTAGAAGCGGATACCGCTTTCCGAAAGTCTGGCGATCTAGGCGAGATCGTGCAGGAACAACCAGAATTGGTTGAGAAATCCCTATGGGGCGGTCGTTTCCTCAAAACAGCCGACTTATTTAAATAAGCAAAATCACTTAGGAGGTGACAATATGTCGGAAGAGATTAAGAAAAACCAGCCAGGAGAAACTGGCGAATTAGGCGGAACCGCACCTGGTCTATACCAGGGTCAAGGCGCTTTCGCTTCAGGTGGTATTGGTGGTGTAACAGATCCAGGTGCAAGTACACTTGGTAACATCCCTAATGCTAACTTTGGTGTTACATCTGGTCCTAATGCCGTAAACCCTTCGGGTGATGCTGCAAGCGGAATTCTGCGCCCTGAACAGGCACAACGTTTCATCGATTATGTTTGGGACGGAACCGTTCTAGCACAAGATGGTCGTCGTGTCACGATGAGAGCAAACACCATGGAATTGGAGAAGATTAACGTCGGTGAGCGTGTAATTCGTGCTGCTGCACAAGCAGTAGGTAACTACACAAACACTGGTGCTACATTCTCAAAAGTAGAACTTACAACCAAGAAGATTCGTCTTGATTGGGAAGTTTCTGCAGAAGCACTAGAAGACAATGTCGAGGGGGCTGCACTTGAAGATCATTTGGTCCGTTTGATGACCAATGCCTTCGCTAATGATATCGAAGATCTTGCTATCAATGGCGATGGAACAACAGGTGACTTCCTTTCAATTATGCCTGGTTTCATCAAGAAGCACAAGGACAACGGAGACTCACACGAGTCAGTTGTTACAGTTGCTGACAATGCATGGACACCAGAAGTAATGCAGGACATTATCCTAGCAATGCCACGTAAGTATCGTGCACTTAAGAATAATCTTAAGTTCTATGCAGGTACAGACGCATTCGCAGGTATCGTAAAGAACAACGGAACACTCGCTGATGCAGTTGCAGAAGCGTTTGCTGGCCGTGTTGCTGGTACCTCTGCTAACCGTCAAGCATATCTTGATGGTGGCGCACAGACATTCGGTGGAGCACGTACAACACGTGTTCTCGGAATCGATGTACAAGAAGTTCCTTACTACCCTGAAGGATATGTCGATTTGACATTCCCACAGAACCGTGTATGGGGCTTCCAGCGTGATATCGTCGTCAACCGTGAATATGTAGCAAAGAAGGATACAGTTGAATATACTGTATTCGTCCGCTTCGGTATTCAATGGGAAGAAGAAGATGCAATTGCGTGGGCAGACGCTGCTGCAGATGCATAATCTGTAACAGTACCTTTGAGAGGGGGCAGGGGTTGATCTCCTCCCCCTCTTACTTTTAGTAAGTCTGATATAATATAAAAATAAATAGGAGGTATCATGTCAGAAGAAATTAACAATCAAGAACAGCCAGTAATTGAGTCAGCACCAGTAATGTCTGCTGCTCCAGTTTTGTCTGAGCCAGTTGTAGAGGCAGTGGTAATTCCTGAGCCAGTTGTAGAAACAAAAGTTGAAGAAGTAGCAGCAGATCTTAATATCACTGCATCAGTTTCAGAAGAGGTTTCTCCAGCATCAGAGAATGTGATTACTGCTCCTAGTTATGTACGTTCAGAGCCACGTCAGCCACGTCTTGGCGTAGTTGGAAATGGAGCAATCGGCTCCGTATCTGAGCCTGCAAATACACCAAAGGTGTCAGCAAAAGGATTAGGATCAGAGATGGTTCATCTTTGGTCAGATAGAAACTTACGTGTCGCAGGATACGGAAGACTTCAGACTGGTCTTAACTTAGTAAAGAAAAAGCATGAGGATCGTTGGCTTGCTATTTCTGGTGTTCGCAAAGCGACACAGGAAGAAATTGCTAACAGCGGAAGATAAAAATGGAAATTTTGAGAGTTCCGCCATATTTAGATATTGATGTAGATTTTAAAATTCCAGCAGGGTATCCTGTAGAAAAAACTTTTACAGCAACAATACTAGACATGGCGGATCTTTCAGTTTCCGAGCAAACTTTTGACGGTATTACAAATGATATTTTTACAGTAGTACTTGATGGACAATTTGATAATGACTATCACGTTGTTATCCGTGATGAAGATGAAGTTAAATTATTAGATACTGTTTATGAATTACGTAGACCATATGTTGACCCAAGAACAAAGGGCGAAACAGCATCAGATGTAGCCAAATATACAGAACAAGAAGAGTTGGCCAGAGCAATAATTGATTCAGTAATATCAGATGGTTTTTATTATACCAAGAGAGTTGTAGAAACAACAGGCCAAGGAACTGACTATCTTCCAATATGGGTAGATGCAAAAAGAGTACATGCTGTATATGAAAATAACACATTGATAGATCAATCAGTTAGAGAGTTTAGAATTACATCAGATAAGACTGCTGTAATAGAATACTATGCTGATCCAATTAATAGAGATGAGTCTGCAAGAATATTGCTTCCTTCAAGCCCGACAGATTTTACAGAATTAGATTTTTCACAAAGAGGATTTCCTAGAACATGGGACTATAGATTAATTTTAGAAGTAGGATATCCAGAAGTTCCATCAGATATTGTTCGTGCAACAGAACTTTTAATGCACGATATAGATTGCGGTAAATTAGATTATTATAAGAGATATATATCCGCATACAATACAGATCAGTTTAGAATTCAGTTTGATAAGGCAGTGTTTGAAGGCACTGGTAATTTAATAGTAGATAAAATTTTATCAAGATATATCAAAACGATAACTAATATCGGGGTGTTGTAAAATGGTAGTTTGCGAAACTCCAGACTTCGCATTCCCAATGCAAGCAGATGTTTATCATCCAATAGTTGAGCAAGGTGCGTATGGTAATGTTAAAAAGACTTGGGTTCTAGATAGAACGATTGCATGTTCATTTAATGCAGCAGGTACAGCATTTAAAGAAGAAGTAACTCCTAATGTTAATATTACACAAGACAAAATTCTTATGGGAAGAGTTAAAACAGATATAAGAATGTCAAGTCTTGAAGCAAAAAACTCAATAACCAACGTAATTATTACAAACATTCGTGATAAAAATTGTAATGAGATATACTTAGAGACATCTGGCCCAAGGGCAGGGAAGTCAACAATATTTGAGATAGCAACACAGGATCCGTTTGCTGGACCGTTTGGAAATGTTGAATATTATAAACTAATAATCCGTCGTTCAGAAAATCAGGCGGTAGATGTATGAGAACTGTTGTTAATACTAGCATGTTTATGAAAGAGATGGATAACATAATTAAATACTCTGAGGGTTTTCTTGAAGGAGTTCAAAGAGGTAAGACTAAGTTTCTTACTGCACTTGGAGTTGAAATAATTGAACTAATGAAAAACTTTATAGACTCTAGCGCAAGAGTAAATCCACAAATGCTTCATCACGTATATGAATGGAACCGCACTGGTAGTCCAGATGCACGACTATATGATATAAACTATACCATTAGCGGAGTTGGATTATCTTTTAAATCTTCTTTTAAACAATCTCAAAGCATTAAGTCAGGATCAAGAGTGCCATTCTATGACAAGGCAAGAATTATGGAAAATGGTATTCCAGTTACAATTAGACCACGTAAGGCTCAAGTTCTTTCCTTTGAGGATAATGGTGAGCAGGTATTTACTAAAGGACCTATTGAAGTTTTAAATCCTGGAGGAGATCAAGTTGAAGGTGGTTTTGAAAAAGTTTTTAATCAGTTTATGAATCAGTATTTTAGCCAAGCATTTTTAAGATCAAGCGGTATTGCACAATATCTAGAAAACCCAGTGGTATATAAAAAGAATCTAAAGGCTGGCAAAAGACTAGGTCGTAATAAAGGAATTGAAACAGGATATCGTTGGATAGT